GGGATTTTAGCGCGATTCTCTTGACGAAACATCAAGACCGTGAATCTTCGCGTTCATGCACATCAAAAACATCGACGAGACATTTCCCGCCCCCGGCTATTTCCGACTTTGCAACGACGACGGAGAGTTCCGCGTGCTCGATGCCACTGGCCGCCGCTATCGCTTACGGCCTGAGTCTGGCACTCCTGTTGTCGGAGTCGCCGCCACTGGCACGATCAACCCTGCTGGCGCAGACAACTCGATCCTCTACACCGCCATCACCGCAGGTGCCGCAGGCAACGGGATCACGATCACCTACCTCATCAGCGGCGTCGGCTCTGCCGTCCTCACCGTTGTCACCACTGACCGCAACATCGTCGTCACTGCTGGCAGCGCGACTATCGCCTCCGCTGTCGTCACGGCCGTCAATGCTGATGCGACTGCCGCCGCTCTCGTCCTAGCTGCCGCGTCCGGCACCGTCACCGGCGCAATCGCTGCCGTGGCCGCAACCAACCTCACCGGAGGCGTCAATGCCACCACCGCGAGCAAGGGCGACCAGATGATTGATGGCGACTACCTCTACACCGCTACTGCCAACGTCGCCATCAGCTCCACCTCGGGCTGGGAAAAATCCGCCGTAGCTGCGGTCTAATGATAATTCTCCAGCGGTCCGCGCTGGCTGTCAGGTGAGTTGTTACACCTGACAGGCTCATACACTCAGACCCGGCGAGAGCGGACACCGGGAAATTTTCTTATGGATGCACCCGAATACATCACCGCGTTGGCCGAGGACATCAAAGAGACGATCGACGCCTATCGCGTCACTCATGGCCTAACGCTCGCCTCGGTTGTAGGTGTTCTGGAGGTGGTCAAGGTGGAGTTGATGCAGGAGGCGGAGTGATGGACATCGCCGAGCTTATCAAGGAAGCCGCTAAGTGGGACACCGCCGCTTGGATGGAGACAGGCGGGAAGATCGCCGATGACTCAGGCAACATCGTTAGCCCAACATGCAACGAGTTCCAACGGGACGTTAGCGACATCATCAAGTGGTGCCACGAGAACGAGCGTCCATGCCGAATGATTATTCTCAAGCCTCGACGCAAAGGAAGCTCAACCGTTTCAGTGGGTGCTGGATACACGCGATTGCAGGCACAGCGCGCAACAGGGTGCATAGCGGGTGGATCACACTACCAAGGCGGCAAACTGTTCGACATGCTCAAGATCTACGCGAACAACGACACGATCAACCCGAAGACGTGCAAGGTGCAGGACATGGTGGCGCGATTCAACAATGGATCGAGCATGGACCGGATGACGCTTGCCAACGCTGCGGCTGGTCGATCAGGTGGCTATCAGTTCCTCGTCGTTACGGAAATGGCCTTGCTGTCAAACGAAGGCGTCGCCAATGCCCCGGAAGTGGTGAGCGGCCTACTGAAGACGGTGAAGTTTCTGCCGGATACCATCGTTATCCTTGAATCCACGGCATCCGGCGCATCCGGCGACTACTACGACCGGTATCAGCGGGCGATCACGTTCGAGGAATTCAAGGCCGGACAGAACGGTTACATCAAAGTGTTCTATCCGTGGTTCTCATTCAGGGACTCGCGCACCGATCCAGCAGGCGAGGCGATTACTAGCCCTGCCGACTACACCAGCTTCGAGAAGGAATATGCGGAGAAGTGGGAGCTGGATCTATGGCAGATGGCATGGATGCGGATGACTCTGCGTGACGAGTGTAATGGAAACTTCGACAAGTTTCAGGAAGACTACCCAAGCGACGAGTTCAGCGCATTCCTTCGTTCAGGCCGTGGCCGCTTCAGTATCGAAGGACTCGCATACCAGGACAAGCGCGCTCGCGAGAATCCGCGTGAGTTCGGAGTGCTGGAGTATCGCCCCGGACCTGACCGCGTGCAATGGGTGGCGACGACCGAGCAGCAAGCGCGGGTGGTTCGATGGGAGCAGCCGCGAATCGGATGCCGGTATCTCATGGCGATTGACCCGATGACCGGTGCCAGTCAGACAGGCGGCGATGACCCCGACAGCCATGCGGTGTTTGTGCTGCGTGCCGGATTCTTGCAGCACGGCGTGTGGAATGAGCCGGCGGTAGTCATGCGGAATATGCTCCATGCGGACGGGCAGAGGTTTGGCGATTGGTGTGACATCGACGTGCTCGAAGAAGAAGTCTGGCGGATGGCGCGCCACTGGCAGGCGTTGATCGTTCCCGAAATGAACATGGACAGAGGGTTGGTCGAGCTGCTGAAGCTGCGTGGCGACGTGGATATTTATCAACGCGAGATGTTCAACCGGCGCGAGCAGACGAAGACGACGGCACTCGGATGGATGACAGATCTGCGGACGCGACCGATGGTGATCGAAGGACTGGCACGGATGATCCGGGAGGCAGGCCGGGGGCAGGTGAACGAAGGCATCGAGATCCGTTGTCCATGGGCGATCAAGGAGTTGCGGAATTTCATCGTGAAGCCGAATGGGCGGAGCGAGGCAGCGACGGGGCATCACGATGATGCCGTGCTTGCGCTTGGATTTGGAAGCTATTGCCTGGACTCAGCGATTCCTTATCAGGAGCGGGTGAGGGAGTCGTATATGCAGCGGGCGGCGGTGAAGAGAAATCAATGGTCATGAGAAGCGTTCGGAAGAAACTCACCCGGAAGGATTTAAAAGAACTCCCACTCCGCCCATACCCCGGCATGGTGTTCGTCACCAAGAGTCGGAAGGCGTTCGAGCGTGCAGCGATGGAGTTGTTTGGGCGCGAAGAAGACCTCAGCGGGAAAGCCGGGAGGTTTCTTATGGAGCCGTCATGGTATCATCCGCACACGTCGCTGGTCTGGTATTCGAGCCATGCGGTATTGGCGCACGAGCTGGCGCATGTGATCTTCGGTATCTTTGACGCAGTAGGGATTCGCGCCGAAAGCGGGAACGAGGAGCCATTCTGCTATCTATTGTCGCAGTTGTTTATGGAGGCTACGGAGAAGAATGGTTGACATCCACCACGACGAAACGTAAAGACGTTCAGCGCGGGTGACGAAAGGCTAGTCGGGACTCTCATACGGTTCATTACTCGGTTCGATTCCGAGTCGCGCAACCAAAAGGGCTTGTCGTTTGATTGCACTGTATTTGGCAGCAACCGATTCTGATTTCAAGCGACTCGCCCACCAAATACCCAGAATAGCTCAGCAATGAGAGAGCGGCGGAATTCTAAACCGCAGGTCGTCGGTGCAATCCCGACTTCTGGTCCCATTTTTAGCAACAGCGGGAAGCCCCGCAACCATAATGGGCCACTTCCGGTTTCGACAGAACAGAAGGCCCTCACGATAGCATGCAGAGGTTGATCGGTTGGCCTCTTAAAAGCCGATCACGAATCCAAATGGCAAACATCAGTTCGCCCCGACCGTCGCAGAAGCCGACGCCATCCTTGCCCGTTTCGGTTATGCCGAAGCTGGTGAACTGGCCGCAGCCTAAGCCTCGGAAGGTAACGGTCCCCGGAATGATCCGATAACTGGGAGACTTCAAAGCGGATCAAAAGACAGTCTGAGTCCTGCCGATGATTCAGTGGTGGAGGCTATTGGAAGAATCGAAAGATGAAGCCAGTCGCCCTCAAGGACTCCGGCCGCCTTGTAAAATCCGGGTTGGAGATAAGCATGTTTGAAGTTGTGAGGAGAATCAGTTCTGGACAGGGGTTCGACTCCCCTGTGGTCCACCATTTTTCTTGACGAAACGTAAAGTTCATGAATCGTCACAGGCATGGCAGCCAAGGACGAAGACATTGGAGGAGTGGGGCAACGCGCAGCAGGAGCCGTTGCGGCGAACAAGCTGGAGATTGTTGAGGGCTATCCAGGCAAGGAGAAGAAGAAGGAGGAAAAGAAGAAGAAAGGTGCCGTGAATCAGATCCAGCCGCCGACCGATGACGGAGTGGTGAAAGATCCGAAACTCTACGCGAAAGCCCGCGCCAAGCAGTCGATGTTTTCAGGCTCCGGGCGTGTGATTACGCCGGGGAAAGACGGCAACGACCGCTTCCAAGGCCGGTATCAGATGGGCCGTTTTGCAGGCAAGACGCCGGAAGAGGCGGATGAGATTTTTGAAAGGACATACGAAAAAGCCACCCCCGCCCAGCGCGAGGTGTATGCGAAGAAGGCCGACCCCGGCGCAGGCATGGCCCCGAGCGAACGAGCGAAGCAGTTGAAGCTGCAACGGGACAAGGAGGCGAAGGAGAATCCGGTTCCGCAGGCGAATGCGAAGGACGAGAAACCCGCCCCCGGCGCTGACTTCGAGAAGCTCACCGTATCCCGCCCACACAATTTCAACATGGATGCCTCGGGACTGGCCACCGGTCCTGATGGGAAGATCAACGCGATTGGCGATGGATCTACGAAGGATGGGAAGTGGATTGCTGCACTTGGAAACGACGCAAGCCCGTTTGCCGCGATGGACGCGAATCCATACTCCCAAGCCGCGAAAGACGTTGCGAAAAATCAAGCCCTCGCCACCGAAAACACGGCACGAGAAAAGGCGACAGCCGAAAGGACCGCCCAGATGAAGAGCCAAGGTCAGGCCGCCGCCGTAGGACTTGGGGTCCAACCTGCTCCGACTGTCGGACCGCCAGCATTTGTCGGACCGCCAGCTTCAGCAATGAATCCCGCGCCCAACGTCCAGCCCAACGTCCAGCCCGCCGCTGCCGCAGTTACATCTGCCGCTACTCCCTCCGCACCCCCGTTCGTCGGACCACCCGCCCCCGCCCCCGCCCCCGATAGCAAATACGATTTTGAACCCGGCGAAGGCAAAGAACTCACAGGCATGGTCGGAGGCCGCAAGACCTACACCAAGGCTGACACGTTGTATGGCGCAGCGAAGCCGCCGATGGCAGCACCGTCGCTTGACGCCATGCGCGCCGACTACCAAGCCCGCAACCAGAACGTCGCTGCCGCCGACCGCGCCTTGCCGTCGTCACTGAGAACCCCGACGGCACCAACTCCCGCCGCTCTCCCGATGCGCGGACCCGCCAGCCAACCAGCGGCCGTCACCGCGCCACGCGCAATCGTGAAGCCGAACCAAGACGTGATGAATCAGCACGCCTCTGCCATGGAACGCCAGCACGCTTACGGCGCAGATCCGGCACTGGCCAAGGAAACGCAAGGGATCTTCAACAATGCCGACGTGAACACCCGGAACGCCATCGGCGGTCAGGTGGCACTCCGGGCGCAGGGGATTGACAAGCCGGCCATTCAGAAGCCGCAACCAGTCTCCCAGCGCGTAGTCGCCCAACGTCCGGCCACGCCGGAGGAACTGCGGACCGGTAAAGCGAGAATTTAATAACGGGCATCCCCGATAGGATGCAAACGACCGCCGGTGGATTCCGGCACCAACTCAATGAACACTCATGGATGATGAAATTTTCCGCCAGAAAGGGCCAGGCGTTGCGCGTGGCGAAGCCGTCGATGCGAATCCGAGTGAACGGAGTGGTGGCGGAGGGTCCGGCACACCGATTTGGAAGTCGTTTATCACCAATGAATCCATCAACAAGCGGGACCGCGTAGCGATTGCCAACGAGCAGCGGGCGATCGCATCGAAGGACAACGAATCTTCCGCTCCCCACGAAACATGGGGAGGCGACAATGGCCGCCTACTGAGAAAAACCCGCAACGGCATCGAGCAGTTCGACGCGGAACTCTACACGGAAGATCCGAACGTCGGCGGATTCGCTCGCAAGAGTCTGTTTGACCGCGAGAAACGCACGGCGGCCGCCGAATACGACTCGCACGCTTTGCGGTTGGAAGATCCGGCGTTCAAGGCGAAGCAGTTGAGCAAGAAGGCTCGGGAGGACATCGAGCTGGAGGGTTCCGTGCTGGCGGAGACCGATCCTCGACACAAGCAGCTCAAGGCCCAACTCGTCGCCGACGACGAATACCGCGCCGAGCGCGCCGACTTGGAGCAGCGGAAATACGACGCCAAGGTCAAGGCGACGAATCTTGGCAACACCGACCATGAATCATGGTGGTCAAGCCGCGAGGCACCTGCCCCGGTTGATCCGGTGCAGACCGCCGTTGCTCAGCGTGATGAAGCCGACGCCGCCGATCAGTCGGCGATGGAGGAAGAGAAAGCGTTAGGTCAGGAATTAGCTGGTGGAGTTCCCGCCGCTCGCTTGCAGGAAATTCAGGCGCGTCAGGCGGAAATCTCTCAAGCCCGCGCAGTGGCCGGCGAGAAGAAGGTGGAGGCGGGGCAGGCGATTGAGGGGGTGAAGGCCGCAGCGGAAAAAGAGAAGCCGTTTTTTGGAATGGGCGATACCGTTTCAGGCATTTGGGATGCGGTTAAAGGGCTTGGTGTCACTGCCCCTGCTGCATTTTACCAGTTAGTCGAGGGGATGGAACGCCCCGACACTTACTCTGAATCCGCCAAAGCCGCGTTCGCCGAGGCGGATGCGTTCAACAAGGAGATGCAGGCAAAGACCGCGGCGAATCAAGCGGCGGGAACAAGTTCATCGGTGGGTGAAAGTTTCCGCGAAGCTGGTCAAAGCCTTGGTTTCACGGCTGGAAGCATGGCCGCAGCAATTCCCGCTTCTATCGCCGGGGCAAAAGCGGGTGCCGCAACTGGCGCAAGTATTGCCGCAATCGCTGGCTTTGCCGGACCCCAAGCCGCAACTCCCGAAGAAATTGTAACCGTCCCCGTTGGTGCTGGCCTTGGCGGCCTTATTGGTGGCGGTGCCGCTGCTATGGCCGCGTCTGGAACAGCGGCCTATCGCATGGCCGGGGCGTCGTTCCTCAACGAATCATTCCAAGCCCTTGAAGCGGAGTCCATGCGTAAGAGCGGGCGGGCGATGAACGAGGAGGAAAAGCAATCGGCATACGAGTCTCTAATGCCTATCGCGCAGAATACCGCGCTTTGGGAAGCTGGCCCCGAGGCGGTCGGCAACGCCGTTTCTCTTGGCGCTGGTAAAATCATATTTGGGTTAGGTAAGCCACTCATGGCAAAATTCATGGCAACTGCTGGCGGAAAAATCGCCACAAAAGCCGGAGCTGCCGGAGCAGCGCTTGGAACCGAGCTTGCCACGGAAACCATCACGCAGGTTGAGCAATCCGCCGACCAACAGAAAATGCAAGAAGTCGTTGCTGGACGTGATCCAAGCACGGTTTCCGCCAACTGGTCTGCTGGAGGCGTTGTCGAGGCGTTCAAAGAAGTTGCACCACAAACCCTTGCCCTCATGGGCTTAATGGGTGGTGCTGGCGGCGCTGTCAAAATTGCATCCAAGGGAGTTGATGCACTCAAAAGCACCAACGAAGGAGACGCAGCAGTCAAAGCGACAACCACAGCCCTCCGCGCCATCGACCCCGAAGCCCCCGCACCATCGGCGGATGAAGTGGTCAGTGCCGCGAGCATCGTGAATCCGAACCGTGGATTTGAAGGATTTGCCGAAGGCGTCCGGATGGAACGGGCGATGAAGATCATTTCGACGGAAGACGACGCATCGCTTGCTGCCGCTGAGGAGGCGCTGACAGCCGCCAAGGCGTCAGGTGACACGAATGCAGTCACGCTCGCCGAAGAGGGCAAGGCGAAGGTGCAGGGACGAGCCGAGGGCGTCCGGGCGGTTCTAAAGATCGCCGCTGGCAAGCGGTTGGAAGATTTGACTAAAGCCGAGCTGGCATCGCTTGGATTCAACGAGGGGGAAAAGGGAAAAACTCCCACCCCGATGTCCGACGAGGAGCTGGCGAAAGTCGGGTTGGATGATATTCAGGTCACGTTGAGGGAAGATCCGGAGACGGAAGCCGTCGATCTAATCATCAGAGACGCCGCCATCAAGCGGGTGACATCCATCCTCCCCGCCGCCGCCAACTTCGTCACGAACGAAGAGACGGCGATTGCAGGCGCGCAGAAGCGGAGGACTGAGGCGGCCGAGGCCGCGAAGGCCGCGAAGATTTCCGGGCAAGCCCCGGCACAACTTTCCACGGAGCAGCAGAATGGTGAGCAGGGAGATCCTGCTACGGGTTTGCAATTCCCCTTAGAAACAAATGCGCCCGTGGAAACATTTTTTGACGTGCCGGTCCGCACTGGTCCGCCCGTCCGAGTTCAGGCGAATTCGCCGCAGGAGGCTGAACTAGCCGTCGCTGGCATGTTCGCCCCGCATGAGAACGGCGTGTTGCCGAATCAGGCGGTGGCTGTCGCCCCCAATCCAAATGCACTACCAAATCAACCTGCCGCAATTGCCCCCGGAGTCGCCGGAGGAAATCCAGTCCCGAATCCGGCAGCGGGAATTCAGCCGTTGGTGGAGGGAAGTTCAGCAACTCCGATCGCTGCCGATCCCGGCACCGGAGTTCCAGGTGGAGGAGGATTAGCGTCTCCGCTTGCCGTCGGCCAGACGATCGTTCACGGAGGCATTCCGCGTGTAATCGCTGACATCATCCCTCACCCTTCAACGGGTTCACCCGTCGTTTCATTTACAGAGAACCCGCAAAGCTACGTTTTCCCAGAACCTCAATCCAATGAGCAGAACCCGCAAGCCCCACCCCCGCAAGCACAAGTGCCGATGCCATCGGTGCCAGTTGGGACGCCGACACCCGCGAACGCTGGCATTGCTGGCGGCAGCGCGCCGATTGCTGGGACTCCCCAAGCGCAAGTGCAAGGTGCGGTAGCTTCGCCCGAGGCACAAGCGATCGAAGAAAGGTATCAATCGTCTCTTCGCCTTGCCGACTCATGGGCAAAAAACGATCCAGAAAAAGCAGGGAAGATGCGCAAGGCTGCGGGAATGATCCGGGCCGCTGAAGTGCGAAAATTAACTGGCAATCTCACAGGCAAAGAGCAACAGGCGAAAGCCAAGCGCGAGGCGTCAAATTACACTGGCAAGCCAGTTGTTGTTGGAGGCCAAACAGGGAAAGTCGCAAAAACCGCGTTTGGAAAAGTGGTTGTGGCGTTTGACAACGGAGAGACGCGATCCGTAAATCCTGATGAGATTTTCGACGCTCCCGCCACCCCCAAACCCGCCGCCGTTGCCAAAGCCCGCACCATCATCGCCGAACATCGTTCCGGTGTTCTGAAAGCCCTCACCCCCGAAATCCTCAGTGTCGCGCAAGAGACAGGAATGCCCGTCACCAACAAAACGACGCTGGATGAAGTTGTTTCCCACCTCGACGCGAAGTTCCCGACGGTGAAAATCGAGGACATTCCAAAGCCGACGGTGGCCAAGGTTTCCAAGCTCGTCACCGAGACGCTGGGCGCGTGGAAGAAGAATCCCGCCATCAATTCAGTTCTCAAGCTCGACACGAAATTCACCGCCAAGGCGGAAACCGTTGAAGGCTCCGGCGTTCACTTGAATCCTCAGTTGTTGGTGCAAGAGATCGCCACGGCGGGACTCTCTGACACCGACGCGAAGGTCTGGCTCGACCGCGTTCTATTCGAGGAGCTTCACCACTTGTCGCAGCTCCAGACGTTCCGTGAAATCTATCTGCGTCAGGTAAAGGCGAAGGAAACGAAGCTCTCGTTCGAGAAATGGCGTGAAGCCTACTCGAAAACTCTGATTCAAGAGTTCAAGAGCATAAAGTTCCTTGAGACTAATGAAAACGGCGACACCGTAGAAGTGAGTCTCTACGAAAAGGCCGTTGACGCCTATGGCGTGACGCTGAAAGCAAAAGGCACCCCCGCATGGATTCAAGTCTCCGAGATCAACCGGATGATCTTGCAAGACATGATGACCGGTAATCCGACCGAGGCGACCAAGGCCGCGTTGGGAGTGAAGGAAATCCGAGACTTCATCAATCAAGCCCTCGAATCCCTCAAGGCGTTCGTCGCGGAGTTCCGTGCGGATTCATCAAACTTCTCCAAAGACCTGATCGAAAACATGGATCGGGTCGAAGAACTGCTAAAACAATATGGAATCACCAACGTCACAGACCAAAACCAATCACGCCCAAGAACTCCAAAAGCTGATTCAGCTCAGCCCGCTCAAAGCAAGCCGAGTGTTGGAACTAGCATCACGCCCGCACAAGGGGGCGATAGCAGCCCTAGTGGGAATGGCGGGACTCAGCAGGCATCAAGCAACGGCGCTGGTTCACCATTACAGCCAGGTCAAAGGGTAGAGTTTGAGCATAAGGGAATCGCTGGAACTGGCGTGGTTCGTCTGGCGTCGAAAGAAGCGGTTTCGATTTATCCTGACAGCAATCCGGGCGCGGCGATTCTGGTTCCGGTGGGTAGCGTGAGATCGGTCGTCGCCCCTCTCGCGGACACCCCGCAAACCCCGGCTGCGGAGAAATCCCCGGTGGCTCTCACGCCCGAGGAAGAAAGTCAGAAAGCTTACACGAAGCTGAAGAGCTCCGTGGCAAAAGCTCAACGCTCCGAAAAATGGAGTGAAGTGGTTTCTCTGATCGACCAAGCTGAAAAAGACTTCACCGGCACAAACGGATTTTCTGACCAATGGCAAAACTTCGAGCGTTACCGTGAAGACGCGCAGGAAAAACTCACGCCAAGATCGTTTGTTACGCCAATACTCAAGCCTTATGTGCCGTCCGCGCCCGCCCTCACCCCCGACGAGCAAGCCCTAAAAGACGCATTCTCCGACATGGTGGACGGACTCGAAGCCGCGCCACTTATTGAACCAGACCCTTATCAGTCAAAAGGCATCCCCCGCGACAAGCGCGCTACATTCATGGACGTGGCCGACCAGCTTTACGATGCAGGCGTCCGCACACCTGCCGACCTTGCGGCCAAGTTGGAAAAAGTCGGCGGTGGAAAACTCCGCGCTTATTCTGACGCCGTGTGGAGCGTTCTTCGCTCAAATTACCCGACTCTCCCGCAAGCTAGCGATTGGGCTGGAGTTTATGCGGGGTTGGACAAGCCAGCAAATCAGGCCGAGGCTGGTTCTGATTTCAACAACGCCAAAGGCAAGGTGTTGCAAAGCGTTTCCAATAACACCCGTGACATGCTCCTTGATGGCGAAACGGTGACGGTTGATCGAATCAAGTCAGCCGAGCCATTGTCCTCAACGCTCACCCGCAAGGAATTGGATGAAGCGATTGAAGCAGGGATCACCGCCGCAGCTCACCAAATGGTTAAGCGAGTTGATGATTATGCGGATGGAACGGATAATGTGCAGGAACGCACGTTTAACGCCCTTGTTCGCCTCTACGACCGCCAGCCATCGCTCAACGCCAAGACCAGCACCAGCAAGATCAATCAAGCATATTCTACGCCGTCACCACTCGCCTACGTCGCAAGCCGCCTTGCTGACATCGCGGGCGGAAAGGTTCTTGTCGAGCCGACCGGTGGACACGGGATGCTTTTGATGGAATCAACTGCCGACCAAGTGGTGCAATTTAATGAAATCGACGACGCTCGCCATGAGCGCACGAAGTTGGCCATTTCTGAATCATCCGGTTGGACAATGACCAGCGAAGACGCGACATCATGGACTCCCAGCCAATCGCCTGACCGGATCGCAGCAAACCCACCGTTTGGCTCAGTGATGGCCGAAGATGGTAGCAACATCGCGTGGATAACGGCAGCAGGAAAAACATCCACTATCGACCACGCGATCATGCTTAAGCAGCTCGGGAGCATGACGCCGGACGGTCGCGCTGTCTTCATCATCGGCGGACCCGCCAAAACTGCCAGATCGGAAGCCGCTCGGAAAGAACACTACGGGCGAGGCGCGAAAGCCGCGTTCTTCAAGCACCTCCACGACAACTTTGGAGTGGTGGATCATTTCACCGTCGATGGCGACCTTTACGCCAAGCAGGGCGCGGGATGGAATGTCGATGTGATCGTGATCCAAGGCCGCAAGGCTTCCAGAACCTCCTTGCCATCGGCCAAAGCCCCGCGTATGCTTGCGACGTGGGACGATGTTTTTCAAACTACCCAACTGACAGATGAACAAAGAATCCAACTCAATCGCCTTAGCGAGGAAGAAGTGCGCGACTCAGTTCGCGGCATGGTTGATGCTCTCGCCGGAATTGGAAACGTGGGAAGACCGCAGATTTCTAGTTCACGACCTGAATCGAGTGGCGGACAGGATGGAACAGGAGGGACGACCCGTGACACCGTTTCTTCCGAGTCTTCAGAAACCGAGTCAGGAGACAATCAAGGAACTGGCGGAGTGGGCGGCGAACGCGATGGCGTTGTTGGAGATCAGCCCGCCGGAGTGGAGCAAGGAACGGAACCATCTGGAGAAAACTCAGGAACTCGTGGATCTTCTGACCCAAGCGGCAATCCCGCTGGAGCCGTCAGAACTCCGGTAAAGGAATCCGGCAAGTTTCAGGCGGAATACACGCCGTTCAGTGGAGAAAAAGGGCTGGATACGCTCTTGCCGAGGAATATGGTTGGCCCGGTGGCGGATGCTTTCGCTCGGATCAAGCGGGACTTGGGTGGCAACCTCACGAAGTTCGTCCATGAGAAGCTCGGATACCCGGAGGGCGTGGACATCATCCCATACCTCGCAGGCGAGCAGATCGACGCGGTAGCCGCCGCCATCTGGAACTTTGAAAAAGGCGGAGCATTGATCGTCGGCGACCAGACGGGAATCGGCAAGGGCCGGATCGCTGCCGCTTTGATGAAATACGCCGTGAATCAAGGATATATCCCGGTCTTCATGACCAAGGATTCCGGCTTGCACGATACAATGCTTACCGAGGATCTTCCTGACATTGCCGCGCCGGAGATCATCCCCGCCGTGATGGATACCCAACTCCAATTCACTTCCGCGAAAAAGCAGAAGCTCGATTATGGGCAGGAGTATTTCGCCAACCTATCGTCGGCGAATGGCGGGGCTGCGATTTTAACGCCTGAGCAAATCAAATCAAAGCTGCCAAGTGGTAGAGGGCCGGGGTTTGATTACGAATTGGTTGCTCCAGGAGTAGCTTCCAGACTTGTATCGAATGCATCAGGGACGACTCCAAACATACTTCCAGATTGGCATATTGTTGCACCGGGATTATTCACCGTTGGGCGGGGCAAAACTGCCATGGACGCCTATCGGGGATACTTGGATCATATTGGCGAAAATGAAGAGCAAGCGCCGATTAAAACTCTCCCCGGCAAGTCCAACGCCATCTTCGTCACTTACAGCCAGATCCAATCCGACGACGCGAAAGGACTCACCAAGCGTGACCGCGCCACCGCTCGCAACGCCGGGGAACCGCCCGCCGACAACTGGCGGATGCGGACGCTCCGCAGGCTCGCCCCCAACGCGGTCTTCATCCTCGATGAAAGCCACCTCGCCTCCGGCCAAAGCACCACGGGTTGGCGCGTGGCTGACATCATCGGTCGCTCGCCCCGCGTCTATTACTCGTCGGCAACGTCGGTGAAACGCCCGGAGAACATGGGCATCTATTTCAAGACCAACGTGGGGATGCTGACCAACGGCAACATGGCAGACCTCACCGACCTGATGAACCGGGGCGGAGTTCCCGCCATGCAGGTGGTTTCCTCGATGCTCGCCCAAGATGGACAATACCTCCGACGCGAGCGCAGCTTCGACGGGGTGAGCTTCACCACGCAGATTGCCGAGGAAAGCTCGGATCGCGACCGCGACCTTGCCGACGCCCTCACTGGCTCATTGCGCGAGATCGTCACCGTGCAGGATGCCATGCGCCAAGCGGCGGAAGCGATCAACAGCGTCATCGCCGCCGCTGGAAGACGGATGAGCGTCCCCGCCGCCAACCGGGCAAAACTCGAAACCGTCAACTTCTCGTCCAAGCTCCACAACATCGTCGGCCAATACCTGCTGGCGATCAAAACACAGTCCGCTGCCGATACGGCAATCCGGGAAATCCGGGCGGGAAAGAAGGTGGTCGTCGCCTTGCAATCCACCATGGAAAGCGCCATCGACGCGCTGGAGACAGGCGGATTTGAAATGAGCTACAAGGGCTTGGTTCTTCGCTACCTCGACCAGATGCGCTTCCTTAACAGCGGCAACCGCGCTTTCGGTCGTGGCGAGGTGGAGACCTTTGAAGTCACGGAAGATGGATTGCCAGAGTTTGAGGAGCTTTCCAGCCGTGAGCTTGAGGCGCGGATCGTGTCAACCAGTCGCGACCCAGAAACCGGAGATACTATCATCCTCATCAACGAGGACGTCGCCGCCGAACTGATGCGCCGCGCCATGTGGGACGTGTTCGTCAACGCCCGCGAGCAAATCGAAAAAGCCGACCTTGGAGACCTTCCGCTTTCCCCCATCGACGCCATGCGCCAAGCAGTGGAGCGCGAGGGCATCCGCACCGGAGAAATCACCGGGCGCAAGCGCGGAATCGACGTGGACGGCGAGATTTACGCCCGCTCCGCGCAGGACACCAGCAAGCCCGCCCGCCGGGTGGTGCAGTCCGCATTCAACAACGAGGACTTGGATTTCCTCGTCATCAACCAGAGCGGATCGACCGGCATCAGCCTGCACGCCTCGGAAAAGGCCAAGAATCAGGCAACGCGGGTGATGGTCGTCGCCCAGCCGAATCTCGACATCAACGAGTTCATGCAGACGCTCGGACGGATTCACCGCTCCGGGCAGGTAGTGAAACCGGAGTTCATCCTTCTGCAAACCGCGCTCCCTGCGGAGAAGCGGCCCGCCGCGATCTTGGGCAAGAAAATGTCCATGCTCAATGCCAACACCACGTCCAACGCCAAGACGGACGTGAGCGAGGGCAACACCGCTGTCGATATTTTCAACCAGTATGGTGATGAAGTCGCCTACCGGGTGTTCGAGCGCGACCCGGACCTACAGCGTCAACTCCGCCCGCTGGGATCTTCGCTGGCGAAGTTCTTCGACAAACTGACAGGCAACGCGCTCTCGTTTCAAGACGCACAAGGAGCGGTTGAAGACCAGCCCGCCGGATACATCGCCCGGACGATTACGGGCTATCTCGCAATCCTGCCCGTGGAAGAGCAGGAGATTTTCTGGGAAAAGACCATTGCCGACTATCAGGCATACATCTCCTATCTCGACCAGATCGGAGCGAATGCACTGGAAGCGAAAGCTCTCGACCTTCAGGCCAAGACGATTTCCAGCGAAGTCTTCACGGAGCAAGCTGAAGGCGATTCAGCGTTTTCTGATCCGTCATACATCGAAACGGTGGAAACTAAAGTTGGAAAAGAACCGTTGACTGGCGACGCCGCCGTTGAGCTTGCACGCGACGCCAAGGCGCAATCAAAGCGGATTCTCCAGAAGTATCTCTCTGATGCGGACGCCATGGCGAATCAGCACGCCGACCAAAAAGCCAAGCGAGCGGTGAAGAAATGGGATGATGAAAAACGCGCAGAGTTCCTTTCAAACCAACGCGCCCAACGAAACGTCATCGCGTCTTCAATCTCCCTTATTGGCCGCTTCGGAAGCGTGAAGCGCAATGACGGGAATTCGGGACTTGGAGTAATTGAAGAGATCAAGATGGACAACGAACACCTCTTGACTCCCAGCAAGCAAATCGCGGTGATTCGTGTGAATGACAGCCGCGAGACGCTCCGCGTGCCAGTGACTCAACTGAACGAAGCGTTCACGCCAAGCCCTTACGAGTCGGCGAAAGAATGGACTGACACCACAGACGTTGGTGGAGAAAGCGCCATCGCCACTGGCAACCTCATGGCCGCGATGAAAGCTCTTGGAGGATCAGGAAAGGTCATCACCTACACCACGGACACCGGGGTTGATAAAATGGGCATCCTGCTTCCGAAGTCGTTTCTCACGAAGCGGGCCGCCATCAAGGCGCGCGTCCAAGTTGGAACGGCTGAGAAGCTATTGGAGATGCTTGATTTAGGCGTTCAAGTTACCAATGAAGACGGTTCGATCAAATGGACGAAAGGCGGTAATCTCGTCACGCTCAGTGTTCCAGCGTCTCGCTCTAACGGAGGAAATATCTGGAGACATCCGACCCTCAACCGAAATTCGATTGGCAGCGAATTCACTCAGGTCGGAAATGAGATGAGAGCCACATACGGCACTGGAGTTATCCGTCTGGTGTTTCAAATTGTTACTGAGATGGGAGAGACGTTTTCAAGCGTAAAGTCCGACACCGGCACCACCCTCCGCGCCGCCGAGCTGCCAGCACAAGCCCGCCACGCCGAACTCGAAGCCCGCAAGGACAGTTTGACGCCCGGGGAGCTTGCCGAGGCGCAGGCGTTGGTGGATGCGGCGGCGAAGGCTGCGGGGTATAACCGGAAAGGGGTCCGGTTTGGGTTCTACGTTGACGGCGTTCCTTTACCTCCTGCGCGTAGCACAGAATTGAATTTTGGTCCGGGGTATTACGTCGCGGAAGATGCGGTATTGTCGGATATGACTTCAGATAAAGTTAGTGTTCGTCCGACCGGAAACGAGGGCGAATTTGAAAGACTCGGAGTTGACCCAAGTAAAGTGGAATTTAGGCGTGATAGTGTCTATGTGAAAGCCGAGAACCCCTTGGTGAGCGCCAATGGGGGTAACTACTCTCCCGAGACAGGGAAATTCATCATCGCCCAGCTTGCGTACGACTCTGCTCTACAAGACGCGAAGAGGGTCTTGCGTATGCCGTTCGAGCAAACTTCGTGGTCAAAAACTGTGGCTGATCTGATTGCGGATTCCCGTATTCCTTTTGACTCAGTAAGAGGGTTAACCGGACGAAAAGGAATGACCTCGGAGTTGGTCGTTCAGAATCCCTCCCAAATCAAATCCGCCGACCCATTCACCGGAGTCCCTCTCAGCGAGCGGTTCAACTCTTCCAGCCCGAGCATTCTTCAAACCGCCCCTCTCCCCTCCACCCCCGCCAAAAAAGCCCGCGACGCATTCAACGCAAACCGCGAGAAATTCGAGAACGCGCAAGAGCAAGTGAAGGCGCTTGGCAGCGGCACCGCAGGCGCAGATCCTAAATTCGCCAATCCCGGCGCAAGCCCGAAAGCCCGTGATGCGTTCGACATCGCCCGGATGATCGACAGCAATCAGCGCGAGATCAAAAAAGACCGCGACACTCACGCGCAGGGTCGGGAGTTTCTTGAGAAATACCCGGAAGAGGTTGAAAGACTTCTCTTGGAATCTGGATACGGCGACAATCCGGAATTCACCAACGATTACCGCCAGCACGCGATCAATCTGCTTCTCAACCGCAAGGCGGAAGCAGCGAGCACCACGGCAGACTATGAGCAGCTCTACATGCTCGCCACCGCGAATGTCATTCTTGGCCGTGAACAAGCACGGGCATTCCGTCAACGCATGGACAAGTTCCTGACGCCCGCAGAACGCGCACACGCCGCTATTGCCGACGCCATCTTCACGCCGAGCAAGAAGATCGCCGCTCGCGCCGAAGTGATGAAACCCGCCGAGCGCAAAGCGTTTCTCGCCGACGAAGGCAAGAAGCGCATCGCCGAGGTTGAAAAGGCACTCGCAAAACGCGACCTGTCTATCCAGCAGATTCAAGGCAAGAACCGCGACTTGCAACTCGTCAACTCCCGCCTTGAAAAAGAAGTCTTGAGTCTCCGCAACACGCTGGAACAAGACATCATTCGGTTTGTCCAGAAGGGCGCGTCCCCTGTGGACGTTAGAAAGCGGTTTGGAAAATTAGGCGCAGAGCAGGCGAAGGGGATCATCGAGAAAGCCGCCGCCGAAATGGACGAGAAGCTGTATAAGATGCTCGCCGCTGGCATGACGATGGAAGACATCCTCGCTTCCCAAAGAGACACGCTGAAGGCCGCTCCGCTCGCGGGTGCCGCTGCCGGGATGAACGAAGCCGCCATGCGCGCGCTTGCCATGAAAATCCGCAAGGAACAGATGGGAATCCCTGACGCTGAAGCGTGGTCGAAAAGCCGCCCGCTCCCCACCGCTCGCCCGAAGAAACCCGTCACCGAGATCGAAGCGCACCCGCTCGCCGCCAACTGGTCCCGCCCGGAGTTCTCCGACCACATGAAAACCGTGGTGTTCGATTTGAAGGACCGCCACGGAATCATGGAGCGCGTGGAGATCATTCGCGGATTGGCCGGCGCGTTGGGCAAGATCGACAGCTTGACCGGCGAGAAACGCACAAAGGCTGAAGCCGCCCTCGACGACATCAACAAAACCCTCGCCAAATACAACACCGACGCCAAGGGGATCTTCGAGGGAACTAAGGGAATCGAGGACTACCGCTTCGACATCAACGACGTGGCGCATGTCGCTCTCGTTGCCCGCACGATCAATTCGCTGGATGCCGACTTCGTGGACAAGGCGAGTGAATATCTCTACTTCTCCATGCTCTCCGGCTTGCAGACAATGATGGTGAACGCCACGGCGATTGTTCCCGCAGCGTGGGAATCCACCGTGGGACGTGGCGTGAACATGGCGATCAACCATTTCGTCAAAGACCCGATGGCCGAGCAATACGGCGAAGGGAAATACATCGTCCGCGCACTCGGGACCGCAATTTCACGGGCTTGGTCAAACGCTCAAGCCTCCATGGCCGCGCAACACCCGATGTTCGACCGGGACGTGAATGCAATGGAAGTCGATTGGGATAAAATCCTCGGTGGCGGAAGTCACCGGATGGTTGGCAGCATCGCCGGACGCAAGGGGGATTTGATCCGCCTGCCAATGCGCCTGCTGACAGCAACGGACGATTTCAACCGCACGCTCATTGCCGTGGCTGAGGTCGGGACGTTCGCCTATCGCATGGCGAAGATGAAAGGATTGAAAGACGGCAGCGCCGAGATGGACACCTTCATCCGCCAAGAGGTCAACACCGCTGGAAGCCTCTCCTATCAAATGGCCAGCCAGAAAGCATCCAAGGCGATCTACTCGAATCCGCTGCCCGGACAAAAAGACCCGCACACAGGCAAGGAAGTTCCCCGGCATGACATGGGCGACTTCGTGGGATACATGGCCGCCCGCCTCACTGATGCCGTGACCGGGGAGCACGACAACATCTTCATCAAGGCACTCTCCGCCGCTCTCCGCGTGGCGTTCTTCCCGTTCCAACGCACGCCGTTCAACATCATCCGCAAGGGTGTTCGCCACACGCTCAATCCGTTCTCGCTCGCCGACATCGCAATGGGAGTTGTGAGAAACACCCGCGTCGATGGCAAGTGGCAGTGGGCGATCGAAGGCGACGGGCAGGAGGCGATGAACCGCCACCTCCACCGCGCCGAGTTGATCGAGCGCATGGGCCAACAGTTGCAAGGTGCCGTTCTCATGACCGCGCTCTACGCTCTGGCATGGGGCGAAGGCGACGACGACGACCAAGATCAAAAATTCATCATCACCGGATCGTCTCCATTCCTTCCAACTGGCATGGCCGAGCGTGACGCCCGGATGCGTTCCGGCATCGGACCATTCCGCATGTCATGGATGAACAAGGACGGCAGCGAACGCCTTGGATTCTCCTACGGCCGCATCGAGCCAGTGGCAACTATCCTCGCCGCGACCATCGACATGATGAAGTCGTTCAAGCGCGCCGACCGATCCGGCAAGGACACCTACGACGCAGGCATGGCAGCCATGGGCGGCCTCATCAGCCAAGCGCAAGACAAGAGTTTCATGAAGGGCATCGGAGACTTCATCAAGCTCTCATCGTCCGTCATGACCGAGCCGGACTTGCGCGAGAATCGCAAGGCGCTTCAGTTCCTTGCCAGCCGCGCCGCGATGGTGGTTCCAAACTTCATCAAGCAGCCGCTCCGCGAATCAGACACGCAGTTCCGCGACCGCGCCGACGGATTCATGCAGTCTCTCATGTATGAAGTCGCCCCCATCGGCCAGAAGCCCGCGAAGGTCGATCCATACGGCAAGAAACTCACGAAACCCGGCGTTGCCCCGCTCCGCCCGATCGACCCGACGGACATCGGTTCTGACAGCGTGAACACCTTCGACCGCGTTCTTCTGAAGTGGAGTGACAAGCATCCTGACAAGGCGTGGTTCCCATCGCCGATCATGAAGGGCGAATTCAAGCACGCTCGCACGGGTGCCGTGGTGGAGATGAATCAAGCGCAACTCACCGAGTTCCGCGACATCGCCGGAAAGCGCGTCACCGCCATGCTGAAGCGTGCAGGAATCAACATGCAGAATCCAACCGAACTCGACCTGAAGAAAATCAAGGAAGCGCACACCGACGCAAGGTCCGAGGCGAAAAAACTGGTTGCATTCAAATATTCACGATAATCCCAACGAAACATAAAGACCATGGAAACATTTGACGAGGTAAAAGCAAGAAACGCAGCAGAGTTTGCCGCCAAGCTGGCCGAAAACGCGGCGAAGTTCGCGGCGGCTCTGGAGAAGAACACCACGGAATTCGAAACGGATAAGTCCGAGAACACCACGGAATTCCAGACGCGGAGATCCGGGGATGTCACGGACTTTGAAACGGCGAAATCCGATGATTCCGCAGAATTTGAAACGGACAAATCCGAGAACACCACGGAATACCAGACGCGGAGGTCCGGGGATGTCACGGACTTTGAAGCGGCGAAATCCGAGGATTCCGCAGAATTTGAAACGGATAAGTCCGAGAACACCACGGAATTCCAGACGCGGAGGTCCGGGGATGTCACGGACTTTGAAACGGCGAAATCCGATGATTCCGCAGAATTTGAAACGGATAAGTCCGAGAACACCACGGAATTCCAGACGCGGAGGTCCGGGGATGTCACGGACTTTGAAGCGGCGAAATCCGAGGATGCCACGGAATTTGAAACGGATAAGTCCGAGAACACCACGGAATTCCAGACGCGGAGATCCGGGGATGTCACGGACTTTGCGACGACACAGTCAAGCGACGTTCGCTCATTCATGATTAAAAGAACCGATGACTCCAACTGGTTCACCCGTCAGGCGGCCAACACCCTCTTGGCCATCGCCGCCGCCATCATCCGGATTGAAGCACTCCGCCGTTCAAGCAGAAGCAAAAGCAAATAATCCCAACGAAACATCAAGACCCCATCACCATGATCCAAGACCAAATCGAACGTATCCTAACCCCGCAGGAGGGCGAGGAGCCTATTCATGACGACGGGGTTTCTCGCGTAATGCCATTTCCGACTTCCTATGAACTCACCCGCGACCAAGAAGAGGAGCTGGTGAATCACGCCATGACCCGCTTGGAGCAGTTGGAGAAGGAAACCGGGCGCGACGTGTGCTCTGGCGAGTGGTGGGGGCAGGACGCGCAAGGCGTGGACAGCCAAGACTTCGAGGGCAAGGGCAGCCGCCAGCAAACGTGGATGGGCAAGCGCCACCTCTATGACCTCACCTACAAGAACGAAGTCGGATGGCGGCGTTACCTGATGGGCGGGATCTTCGCGGAATCCAATCTCGTCGTGCCGGCCGCGCGACGGATCTGCCGCCAGATGATCGCCCGCGCCGTGAATTACTTCTTTGGCACCGATCCGTGGTTCGCCATTTACCCGGTCGGCGCGCTCGACCGCGACCGCGCCGACAAGGCGGACCGCTACATCCGCTGGAAGATGGATCAGGCGAAGCTCAAGCGCAGCCAAGAGCAAGGCATCGAGCGGGCGTTCATCATTGGCGAGGCGGTGATGAAAACCTCGTGGGCGAACCGGGCGCAGATTTACAAGACCCGCGCCGCCGTGCTGGTGGATGAAATGGGCGCGGACATCCTTGGTGCTGATGGGGATTACATCCTTGAGGATGATCCGTGGATTGCCGAGGCCGCCCCTGACCCAGCCACTGGTGAAATGATTCCTTCCGGAATGATCGTTCTCAAGCGCGACGGCGTGACGCCGCAACCGCCGACGATGCAGTTTGTTCAAAAACTCATTACCCGCCGCATCACCCACTACAAAGGCCCGGAGGCGAAGGTGGTCAATTTCATGGACTTCCTCTGTCCGCTCGAAGCGGAGAGCCTCCAGCAGGCGGATTGCGTGGTCCACCTCTACGACCGCCCGCTGATGGACCTGGCCGATGAATGGAAGAAATCCATCGAAGCAGGCGCGAGCGCGGAGGAAAAGGCCGACGCCACCCGCAAGGCGGTGGACCTGCTCCGTACGCTGGCCGCCTCATCGTCGCAATCGAAGAGCAACCAGAATTCCGGGAACGTGGACAGCGCCACCGAATACGGGCGCGCCGACGAGCAGTCACAACCGATCATCGAGATTGCCGAGTTCCACCTTCGCTACGATTGCGACGGCGACGGCATCTTGGAGGATGTCATGCTGCTGGTGGACCGCCGCAGCCGCGCGCCGATCTTCTACGACTACGAGGCGAACATCACCGCCGACGGCCTCCGCCCGTTCGTGGTGGTCCGCGTGAATGAAGTCCCTGGGCGTTGGTATGGCATTGGCGCGATGGAGATGTTCGACACCTCGCAGCGGATTGTTGACCTCCTTGTCAACCGATGGAGTTTCAGCAACTCGAAGTCCGCCCGCGTGGATTTCTGGAATCCTCACAACACGATTGAAGGGCGGGCGAACCAGAACCTTGAATTGAACTGGGGCGGCACCTACACCCCGGCACCGGGGAAAACCGCCAAGGATTGCCTTGAGAGCGTCTATCTGGAAAACCAGACAGGCGATCAGGTGCAAGAGTTGTCAGAGTTCTTCATGCAGCTCATGACCAACGAAAGCGGCGTATCGAATTCCAACGACGCCGAACTTGCAGGCTTGGAATCCGGCAAGCTCGCCACTGGCATCAGAAACATCGAGAAGTCCGGCCAAGAGTTGTTTTCCCTCCACCTCGGACACTTGGAACCCGGCGTGAGCGAAACCCTTGGGAAAATGGTCAAGCTGATGATGAGTCGCCTAGACCCCACGGAAACCCACCGCTATTTCGAGGATGGCGAAGGCGGCGAAGGCTCGGGCGAGTTCCGCGAGATCAACGCGGGGGACATTTCAAACATCGAGCTGGATACTCGGATCCTGCTCACCCGTTATCGCGGGGAACAAATCCTTGAGAGCAGCATCCGCGCTTGGGAGATCGTTGAGAAGTATTACGCCCAACCATCCATCGACGTGCAGATGCGCACGCAGAACATGGCGATTGATATTCTCAAGGCACTCCAGATCCCGAACGCCGACCGCGTGATCGAGCCGATCCAATTGCAGGCCATGCCGACCGCCCCCGTCGCGCCCGGTGCTGCCGCCGCCGTTGCTCCGAAACCACGTCAATCCACACCAAACCTATGAGAGCAGACCCGAAAACCGAAATGATGCGTGCCGCGAACTCCATGGTCGCGGATATTGATTACCTTGCCACCCGCGAGGAGTTCACCCGATTCATGGATTCCTTCAAATCCCGAGCCGATGGATTGGCGGAAGAAATCCTTCACGCCGACATGACGGCGGAAGAGCGCGAAGCCAAGCGGCAGTTCCGCATGGGAATCATGGAAGTCTTGCGCTGGCCATCAGACACCAAGCGGTCTTGCATGAGGCTCTTGAATCAGAGCTAGAGCTTGGCCCCGGTGTCCGCATCCCACACGGCGACGGGGGGCGCGTCCTTGGCGTAGGGCCACCATTCGGTAGCCTCATGGATGAAATGGGTTCCGGATTCCTCGGACCATGCGTCGGCGGCGAAATAGACTTGGCAAGTCGCGTCGCCGCTTTCGAGCCGCAGGATGTATTGGCAAATCGGTTCCGCGTATGCGCTCCAATCATAGCCGTAGCCGTCGTCATAGATATTGGTTCCGCCGAAAAACGGCAGTGGGTAGTAGTCCTCCCAAAGCATCTCAATCTCCAGATAGAACTTGTTAGTTGGAGCAAAGAGCCCGTCCGCCGGGTCGAGCTTGACGACAGCGACCCGGTCCCCGCGCCGCACTTTCGCTTTTACCCCAATGCCAACGGAAGGCGTCCCCCACCATTGCGAATTGCTAGACTGGGTGCCGTTAAAGTCATCCTGCCCGAAAGAAAAGGCGTCGATGTGGGGAGTCTTCCACGCGCTGCGCCAAATGCCATACTCACTTGCCGCAATGTCACTGTAATAGCTGCCGGTGCCGGAGTTGTATGTCGCTCCGTTGTAATCGTCGCCGCCGAGCTTGCAATAACCGCGCTGCTGATAGGTTGACGCGCTGACATCAAGCCGCCTGTTTGTTGGAGCGGTCGTAGGGGCGCTGATCGACACCGTCGATCCAGTCACTTTCCACTCCGCGGTGCCGCCCGTAAACTGAGCGTCTTTGACGCGGTAGAATATCTCCGCGATCTGGTCCCACGTCACCTCCATCGGATAGGCAGTGCCGTCGCCTACCTCGCCTGCCGTTTTATCGACAAAGGTAAATCTCAGGTCGGCAGTGAAAACCCCGGCGCTCATGGCAATGGCGGTGCGTAGCTGTTGCGGCTGTTAGCCTGCACCGGCAGCAAGGCGAACTCGCCGTTGGCGACAATTAACAGCTCATAGCTGCAAATCTCATCACGGCGGCACTGGGTGATATCAGGAGGGACGTCGCCGCTCGTCGCAGTGACTTCCGCGAGCACGGTGTATTCCTCCTCGTCCGTGCTGGTTGGCTGCGCGGCGTGAAATTCGATGACGGGCGGATGTTCAGAGTCATATACCCGGCTCGCGTTGTCTCTTGTGACTTTGAGCACAACAAACCCGCCGCCTTTCGTCGTCGTGGTATCGTCGCCTAGCGGCACTTCAACGACATCCGCCACCTTGACCCGTGTTCCCTGGATGACGGCAATTCCTCCCAGCGCGCTGAATTTCGGCACCCCGTCAGTCTCGCCGCTTTGCGTCACCTTCCACATGTGATTAACCGAGGACTCCAACGTCACCCGCCCAAGGATGCTCCCTAGCACGCGGATTTGATTCCCCCATCCTTCGATGCCGGTTGGCACCACGACGATTTCAGTTCCCACGCCCCGCAGCCTGGATTGCACGCCGTCTAAGTCGCGGAGCAGTCCGGAGACTTTCGATTCCAAGCGGGCGATGTCGGATCGTGAGTGGTCCATAACGCAAAAAAGATACAAATGCACAAAAATTGCAATTCTATTCTTGACGAAACGTAAAGACTGGGGCCCATCGTTTCCATGTCAGACACAGATCAGGCGCAAGCCGACTTGCCGGAAGACGACTCAACGGTCCTCGATCCATTGGATACGAGGAACTCCCTAGACAATGGGACCAGCGAACTCGCCAGTTACGAACAGGAGATTTACTCTCTTGAACTCACCGACGCGCAACCCGAGCAAGGCGATACGCCTGCTGAGGAACCTGCCGCAGAGGAAGAAGCCAGCGAAACGCACGAAGAATCTTCCGGGCAGGAAGACGACGAAGAGACGCAGGCGCGTGAACAAATGCGCCCAAGGCTCAAAGACCCGCTCGACATCGCGGTTGCTTCACTGGCGAAAGCCAAAGGGATTTCCCTAATCGAAGCAGCCAAGATCATCGACGGCAACACGTCGCCTAACCAAACAACCGCCACGGAGAGTCAAGATCACACGCAGGCCGAAACCAGCACGTCCGAAACCAGCACGTCGATCACTCAGCAAATCAAGGAACTACGGGTAAAACTCAAGGAAGCCACTGGCGCGCTTGAATTTGAAACCGCAGCGGAAATTTCCGACCAGATTGAGGAGTTGCGCGACAGGCAGGTGGACAGCCGCATCGCCGAAGTGCAGGAGCAATCCCGCGCCGAAGTGGCTAGATCACAAGAATTCGACGCCAAGTGGGAGGAGAGCAAGCGCCAAGCCGTTGCTTTTTATCCTGACACTGACAAGCCGGATTCCGATATCAGCCAGCGCATGATCGAGATCAATGATTGGATGCAACAAAACGGCGATCCGATTTTCCACTCTCCAGACAAGTTGTTCATCCTTGCCAAGATGGCCGCCGCAGAACTCGGAAAACCGATGAAGCGCCCCGTCAGCAAGGAAACCCCAAGACCTTCCAAGAGTCCCGTCCAACCCGCAAGCGGCAACGCTCGCACAGCCCCCACTAACCCTACCAAACGGGCTAATGAGGAGTTGGAAGGCATTAACTCTTTGGATGCTTTTGAAGCACTCATCGGAGCAATGTAGTTTCGGTCTCTCGTTTTCCCATCGGTAGTTAGATGCGGGGTTTCTCCTGTTCCGGCAACGGAACGTCTCCTGAAACCAACCAACTAAACCACTACCATGGCCATCGACATCACACCAGCCACGACTGGAACCAACCTGCTCAGTCAGGACGCCGCCTCCCTCCGCCAGAAATGGCACAAGGGTGCTCTACTCGCCGAAGAAGAGGAAGATTTCTTCCAACAATTCGAGGGCAACGAACGTGCTCCCATCTGGGTGCAGAAAGACCTCTCCAAAGGAGACGGTGCCAAAATGACCTTCACCACCACCTCCGGTTACTACGGAGAGGGTCAATACGGCGAAGGACTCTTTGAAGGCCCGGACGACTACGAGAAGGACGACATCGACTCTTTCGAGCTGAAGGTGGATTACATCCGCAATGCCGCTTCCCGCTCCAAGCGCGCCGACGAGATCATGGGCCTCATGGACGAACTCAAGTCCATGGTTCCTGTCAAGCTCGGCAAATGGCTTGGCCGCGTCAAACGCGACAACATCATGGGTCTTTGCACCCTGACCTTGCCGCAGGATAACCGCATCTATGCTGGCGGCAAAACCCTCGCAACTCTCGGTTCTGCCGACGTGTTGAGCTGGGATGATGTCGTCATCACCGGTGCCGCCATGAAACCCCTCGGCGGCCTTCCAGCCAACGTGGCGGCGAACGGCAGCAATCCTATCTGGTCGCAGAACTTCATCCCTTCCGAAACGGCTGCCCTCAGCCTCCGTCTCGATCCGGATTACAAGACTGTGCTTAGTTCCGGCGACGTGCGCGGACGTGGCAACACCCTGTTCAAAGGCGGATACCCCGCCATTGACGGTCACACCATCATCCCTCACAACGCACTCAACCACGCTGGCAAAGGCGCGGTCGGTTCGTTCCTCGCTCCCGAAGCGTTCCTCGGTCTTGCCATCGCTGGCTACGCCGACACAGCCCGCACGCTCTCGGGCGGTGGTTCTGACAACGCCGACGACGCACTGACAGGCACCGGCAAGCCTCTCTGGTTCAAGTATTTCGGCGGCCACGACTTCCAATTCGTGGACACCGGCGTGCTCGACGTGAGCGCCTCCGCCATCGGCGACGTTGCTGGCCCGTATTACGCGATCATCTACAACACCAGCGGCGCAAACGCTGGCAAGTGGGGTTTCGTGAAATACACCACTGGCAACGACGGCAACAGCATTGATGTCACCGAGTTCCTCACTGGCCAAGCCGACGGAACTTACCGCAAGGGCACCGTTGGTTCGGTCACTTGGAACGCCGCCATCAACACCGAAGTGTGGGCGTCCGGCGCTCTCATCATCCCTGCTAACGCCAAGGGTGTTCCATTCGGCCACACCATCGCAATGGGACGTGCCGGCATCGTTCGTGGCTACGGCTCCGAGCGCGCCAAGCGCGACATCGAGATGGACAACGGCAACTTCATCAAGCGCGTGTTCATCATGAGCATCTTCGGTCAGGCCCTTCGCCGCGACCGCAAGAACCGCGTGCCTGCTGTCGCCTTGCTGACCCACGCCCTCAACCGCCCCGGCATCAACCTGCCAACGATTGCCTAACCCAACTTGGAGGGGGCGGAGCAATTCGCCCCCTCCTTTTCCCTTTTCTCTACTATGAAAGCCGTTTTCCGCGTTTCCAACCGCCTCCGCGCTGGTGCTCCAATCCCTCGGGATTTCCTGCCGATTCCCGGAATCGAGCATCTTGGGCTTTGCTTCCAACAGAAGATCATCACCGATCCTGCGGAGTTCAACGCCACCTTGGCCCTGATTGACGACCCGCGCTTCCCGCGCCGTGGCGCTGTCATTTCCGCCTACATTCTCACTCCTGCCGACGAGGCGAAGCTGACCGCTAAGCCGGTCGTTATCGCGCCGGTTGTCGAGGTTTCCGAACCGGAACCGGAACTGGTCGAGGAAATCGCTCCGGTCGAGGAATCCGCTCCGGTCGTTTCCGAATCCCCCTTCCGCATGGAAGGCAAGGCCATCTTCCTCGGAGCTGACCGCGTAGCCGGTCTTTTCGGTGAAGGAGACAAGCAACATTTGCGTGTCGCAGCCGAACACGCCGACCTCCGCCCGGAGCTCGAAGCATGGCTGAAATCTCAACCAACCATCTAAACCACCATGTCCGCACTATCAGACGCCCTCGAAACCTCGTTGCTGAACCATCTGCTCCGAGCCACTGCATACACTCCCGCAACCGCGCTTCACTTTGGCCTCTTCCTCACCGACCCCGGCGAAAGCGGGGTATCCGGCGAGGTTTCAGGCGGAAGCTATGCCCGCGTAGCCGTTACCAATAATTCGACCAGCTTCGGACTTGCTTCTAACATTGCAGGGAAAAGCAACGCCATCGACATCGTGTTCCCGGAAGCCACCGCCGCTTGGGGAACCCCGAAGTTTTGGGCTGTTTATGAAACCCCAACATCGTTCACTGGCACTACCACCAGCGGAAACGCCACCATTGCGTCCGTTGCCGACACTAGCGCAATCAAAGTGGGCATGGCGCTTTCTGGAACCGGAATCGCCGCTGGCGCTACCGTGGTTTCGATCGTGCTAAATACATCCGTGACCATGAGCTTGGTCGCTACCGCCTCGGGCACCGTATCCATCGCTGGGGAGCAGATGCTCGTGCACGGGGCTCTCTTGTCTCCGCGCTATGTTGCGACTGGCGACACCCCGAAAATCGCGGCTGGCGCGATGAGCGTCAGCTTTGGATCCTTGACGGGAATCGGCCTGACCGACTACGCAAAATCCAAGTTGCTCGATCTGGTGTTCGGCGCTTACGCCTTCACCCCTCCCACAACGGTTTATGCGGCAGTTGCCACCGGACTGACTACTGCTGGTTTTACCGAGTGGACAGATTCCAGCTACACCCGCCAAGCCGTCACGTTTGGGGCTCCAAGCGGAGGGGTTTCTTCCAACTCTGGAGTAATCACGATGAGCGGGGCGGTGGTTTCCTCCATAGGCCCGCTTACCCAATTCCAGCTTCTTGATAGCGCCACCGTAGGAAACGCCCTTTTGAGCGGCCCGCTATCTTCCGCACGAACCATTCCGGTTGGTGACAGTTGTAAATTCGCCATCGGTTCAATCAGCTGCACGCTTCAATAAATGACTCTTGTTGGGACATGTGCTGATGCTTCTGGGACAATCTCGAATACCACCGCGTATTCGGGGTTGGCCACGGGCATGAAGATTGCTCCGTGCGTGGTGTTCCCATCAGGAGCGACGGTAACAGACATTGAAGGCGTGGCGGGCCTTTCTTTCACGGTCACTCCCGTTGCGTCTGAAGAGGCATACAAATACACGTTTACGCTTTACGAACCCAAAGCGGGAGGGGCAGCAATCGTGTATGCTGAGGCGATAGCGGTTTCTGCCGCCGTGGCAGGGATTCTGATTTCTGGCGCGGCCGTGATGTTGGAATCGTCGTTTTTAGATGGAGTCAAAGCCACGGCGACAACGAGCGGCGGAAACTCCCCGTTTGCTTTCCACTGCATCAACACCGCAGCGGCCACGGCGACAACCAATTGGGGACGCCGTGTTGATCTCGGTTTTATTGGCCTTGAAGCCGTATCCGCGAAGTCTTTCTTGTCCGGCCACAGCTCTCCGTTTGCTTTCCACTGCATCAACACCGCAGCGGCCACGGCAATAGCGGGCGGCCTCTTTGTATTCTTTCGAGCGACTGCTTCAACTTCAGCCACGGCATCGGCTCCAATCAAGGTAACGAGAGATCGATTCATAGAAGCAAAACCAAGGACACTCTCTCGCGCCAAGGCCGAAATTAGCGGCTTCAATAGTTACGTTTAAGCCATGACTATCACTACCGCCATCGCAGTTGTATCAGGTTTTAACGCCGCGCTCCAAGCGGAGGCGTTACAGTCGGCTACCGCCATCGCAGTTGTCACCGGCGCGAGCGACATCCGCACGCGCTCGGTGTGCAGTCTCATCCAAGAGTCGCTTTCGTTGTGGGGGTTCCTCTGCGCGAAAACCGCGCCGGACTTCGCCAAGTCCCGCGCTCTCACCGATCTCAACACCGCGTTGCAGCTCGTCTGGAGCAATGCCGACGGCAACGACTACTGGACGAACGAGACGCTGACGATCACTCTGGCAGATACGGAGGATTCCTATGACCTGCCGGACACGATCCAGAACGTCAAAGGCCCGTGCCGCCGCGACGACACCAAGCAACCGCTCGCGGCGATCGGTTCGATCAGCGAGTTTGAATCATTCGTGGACCTCTACTTGGACGGCGACGCCGCCTCCGGCCCGGTGGCCTACCATATCGAATCCATGAAGCAGGCGGGCGAAGATCCGGCGAAAACCGTCTTCCGGATCACTCCGGCAGTTTCCGGCACCAGCGTAGCATTCCTGCTCGACGTGGTGAAAGAAGCACCCCGCTACACCACTGCGGATCTCGTCTCCTGCCCAGCGGTGCCAATCCCTCACCGCTACGCGGAAACCCTCCTCATCCCGATCATCCGCTACCACGCCTCGTCCTACTATCTGTTTGAGGCACTTGACCCCAAGCAGAAGGAAACCATCGACCGCGAATACCAGCAAGCCCGCCAGCAGCTCGGGCTTGTCGATCCAAACCCGGTGAAGGAATCCCCATCCTCCAGTAAAGAAGCATGAACGCATTCGCCTTCGCCAACCGACTTTGCCGAGACCTCAATGCTGAGAGTTTCGCGGACGTGTCTTCAAGAGATCGGCAGGAAATACTGGACGCCATCAATGGCGGCATCCAACGCCTCGACGCCCTCGCCTCGCATGAGTCCCGCACCACCACCGTTGGCTTCTCGCTCGCCGCCCCGGCCACCGTGTCCATCGGCGTGACGACTGGCAGCACCGGGACGACTGGCACCGCGTTCACGGACGATCAACTTTACCGGACCATCCGCGTTGACGGCGACGACATCGACAACCAGGTCATCGCGGCTGGCGAACTCCTGCACCCGTATTCCGGGGCCACTGGCACCGTTTCGGCGATCATTTACAGCGACGCCATGACGGTTCCAGAACCTTATGACGAGGTTGTCGGAAACATCCGGATTTTGGAAACTTTGCGCGAGATTGAAAACCGCGTCGTGGGGCAGTCATCCCGCAGAACCGGCGAGCCTCGGTCATTCATTGTTGAGCCAAACGCCCGCAACCAAACGCCTCCGGTTCCTGCCGTGATCCGTTTGGATTCCTTGCCCAGCCGAGCCTATCGGCTCGAAGCTAAATTCACCCTCGCTCCTTCGCGTGTGGCATTTGCGGACCTGCTCACAGCCGGGAGTAACCTGCCAATCCGCACGGAATACATCGAAATTTACCTGCTCCCCATTTGTCGCGGCCTGCTGGCCACCTCGGAAATGTGGAAGAACGCGGACACCCGCAGCATCGTCATGAAGAGCGCGGAAAAGGCGGAGTCGGACTTCGCAACCCGCGTCCCTCGCACCCTCGCTACTCCGCGCAACCTTTGCAGAACCAAACCCGGATTCTAATTCATGGAAAACATCATCCCTATCGCCGATCTCCCTGCGTTCATTGCGAACACCGTCGCCAACATCTCCAAAGGCGTGGCGCTTGCGCGTGAGCAAGGCATCATGGCGGAACTTCCAAAAGAAGTCGGATTCGAGGTGACGCTGGTTCAAACGTGGCAGTCATCCGACCTCGTGTTGGTTTCTACCGACGTGAACAGCGGAATCGACGGGACCACGGTCACGGAGGAGCGGCATTCGGACGACACGAGCACGTCCACCGACACGAACACGTCGTCGGATACGAGCAACGGCACCGACACAAGCACGTCCACCGACACGAACATCTCGTCGGATACAAGCAACGGCACCGACGCGAGCACGTCCACCGACACGAACATCTCGTCGGATACAAGCAACGGCACGGATTTCAGCACGTCGAGCGACACCAACGACTCCACCGACAACAATAAAACAACGGACTTCAGCACGTCGAGCGACACCAACGATTCTACCGACAACAACAAAACAACGGATTTCAGCACGTCGAGCGACACCAACGATTCTACCGACAACAACAAAACAACGGATTTCAGCACGTCGAGCGACACCAACGATTCTACCGACAACAACAAAACAACGGA